AATTTTGGTCACTTTGACAGGCAGCCCACACTGCATCTTCAGCGGTATGTCCTAGGGATATACAGGCTAAAGCACAGGCAGTTCCACTGCCAATCGCATCAATATCTTCATGCTTCCAAAACTCCAATTCTTTATCGGATACAAATAGCCCTTCTTGGCTTAGAAGCATAAAGTCTGCATCATGAATATCTTTGATAACTGGGGCTTTACCCTTCTTACCATCCATAAAGTATTGAACTACCGCTTGAATGCTACGAATATCCCCACATCCAGCTAACCAGCCTTGCGGAACTTTATAGACTTTGGGAAGATTAAAAGCTTTAGTATTGGAATCGTCGTCAGTGGTTTGACTATCTGAAACAATAATTTTGCGTTTTGCATCGCCTACTATAGTCGTCATTTTGTCGCCAATAAGTAAAGACCTACATTGGAAAAAGCGTAGCCACTGTACACCACGGACATGGCGTAGTTGCCTTTATAAGCCTGCTCACAGGCTATGTAGGCATAAATTAGCCCAGTCAATATGATAAGCCACGCACTCATGGATTCTCCATTTTTTATGTTTTTATAAGTATAACCAAATAATATTGCACAAATCAAAAAATAGGGTAAACTACTTATATCTGGGTGATTACCTGTACCGGACTGCCCCAGCAGACAATGCAATGATTGGTACAGGGACTTTTGCATAAGGAAACTTAACATGGCACGTTCTACCTTCAGTGGCCCAATTCTATCTGGCGCCAATCGTTTTGGCCCTCTTCGTGATGTTGGCTATACTGATTTAACTCAAACAGCTTTTTTGGATTTTGCTGTAACAACTCCTAATACTGCTAACTACGGCGGTGGTTCACAACAGTTTGTTGCATCTAACAACATTCCAAATAGCCAAGCTGTTATTTACAATCCACAGTCTGGTCAATACAGCAACACCGGTCCTACAGTTGCAACTTTGCCAACTGCTGATACCGCTGGCACTATTTATCGTGGCGCAGTATTTTGGCTCCCATACTCTTGCAATATTTCTGATGTAATCGTTGACGTTGGTACATTACCAACTGACGGTACACACACTGCAACTTCTATTCAGCCATATGTTTCTAACAAGTTTGCTACTTCTACTGGCGTATACGCTACTATGGCTGCAATTACATCTGCAACTCGTGGTACAGCAACTTTTGTTGGTACACAACTTCAGTATTCAGCAGCTACTTTGCAAGACGTTCAAAACTTGCAACCCGGTAACGAGCCAGCATGGTTTAGCCAAGTTGTTGTTACTTTGGCAATTACTGCTTCTAGTTTGACAGCGCCAACTTCTGGTCAGATTGAAGTAACTTTACGTTACGCACAAAATGATATGAACATTGGTAATGCTACAACTTACCCATATGGTAACTTTGACTAATTAATCCCGAAGGGGCTTCGGCCCCTTTTTTGAAAATTTAAGGAGATTAATATGGCACAAAGTCCAAGTGGAATACCTAGCACTAACAATTCGGTAATGTCGATTACCCGTTCGGGTAAGTACGAACCTTTTAATTTACAAGTAGCCCGTGGTCAAATTGCAGGCCATTCAGTTGTAAATTTATTTGGTTATAACAATAACATTAGCCAAACTACAGCTTCTGCAACATCTATTCCAATTTGGGAAAATGCACAAGCATATACGTATCCATCGTCTGCTTCAACTATGACTTGCTCAAGCACGTCAGCTTTAGATGTTAGCCCAGCAGCGTTTGTCATTAACGGTTTAGATAAAAACTACAACCCAATTTCTGAAATTATTGTTCTTAATGGAACAACAGGAGTAACTACAAAAAATAGTTACTTACGTATTAATAATTTAGCTATGACTGGAGTTGCATCAGGACAGACTTCAAATGTTGGAACAATTACTGTTAAACAAAGTTCTAACATTGTTGCTCAAATAAATCCTGCTGTTGGTAAAAGTCAAGCTGCTATCTACACAGTACCCGCTGGATATAGTTTTTATTTGGAACAAGTAGAGATTAATACTGATAACCAATATACAGGTAGCCCTTTGTATTACAACGTGCTATCTACTAACAATACTACCGGCGTTACTTTTGAAGTATTGCAACAAGCGTTTACTGTATTATTTGTTATTGATAGAAGTATTAACCCTTATTTTTATCCAGAAAAATCAGATATCCAATGGCAAATTGGAGCGCCTAATGTTTCTTCTGCTGTTCAAATTGGCGTAGTTGTTGATGGTAAATTAATCGCTAACGGTAGCTAATTATGGCAACTAAGAAAAAAGGCCCATCGCTTGCAGTTGGTAGAGGTGAGAAGCTTCCAGTATCAAAAGGTGCTGGTCTTACAGCTAAAGGTCGTGCAAAATATAATCGGGAAACGGGGTCTCATTTAAAGGCTCCGCAACCTGAAGGTGGTCCTCGCAAAAAGTCATTCTGTGCAAGAATGTCTGGTATGCCCGGCCCAATGAAAGATGAAAATGGCAAACCTACTCGTAAGGCAGCTAGTTTAAAACGTTGGAAATGCTAACATGACTTTAGATGACCAAACTAAATCGGAGTTAATGGAGCTGCTAAAAACAGCAGTTGCCGAAGCAGTAGAGCACCACCCACTAACTGATGAAGAAATTCAATGGGTTAGAATGGCTATTAAAGCAGAAGCAGATCGTGCAGCTTTCCGTAAAGCAGTTATTGAAAAAACGGTAGGAACTTTATTTTTAATGGCTATAGTTGGTATTTGTGGTTTAGTATGGAGTGGTATTAAAGGTTCATTGGGAAAATAATGCCAAGCGTATCTAAAAAACAGCATAACTTAATGGCAGCGGTAGCAAAAAATCCTGCGTTTGCTAAGAAAGTTGGTATTAAACAATCAGTCGGCGAAGAGTTTTTAAAAGCCGATAAAGGTAAGAAGTTTGGTTTGGGTGGTGGTGTTGGTATTACTCGAGGCGGTAAGGGTATGATTAATCGTCAAGAGACAAGGTTTGGTAGTGTTTTAGGGCAGCAGAAAAATGCTCCAAATGTTAATTTAAACAAATACACCGGTAAAAAAACTGGTGGAAAGGTGAAGAAAAAATGATGGCAACTAAGAAATTTTCTCAAAAAGAGACTATGGGTAGCGAAACTATGGGCAAAGTAAAAACTGGCGCTCCTAGTATTGACGGTATTGCTGAGCGTGGTAAGACCAAAACTAAGTACCCAAAAATGGCTGGTAACACAGTTGGTAATGGTCCTTTAGTTAACTGCAAATAAGGAGTTCAAAATGGAACACAAACATAATGTAGATCATGTAAAGCATCACTATGGTAAAGATCACGACCACATGCATGAGCAAGAAAAAGTGTCTAAACACTATGGTCATAAAGACCACAAAATGCATCATGAGCATGTAAAAGCTATGTGTGGTGGTGGCATGTCTTACGGTAAAAAGGCTAAGTAATGAGAGCCAGTCGAGGGATGGGCGACATTAACCCATCTAAGATGCCTAAGGCAAAAACGATTGTCCGTAAGGATAATCCGGATGATGTCACCATGTACAAAAAGGGTGGTGAGGTTTGGGATAAGCCCCGTCCAAAAGGGCTTGGTAAACCGAAGAAAATGTCGGCTGCTAAAAAAGCTAGTGCAAAAGCTATGGCTAAAGCGGCAGGTAGACCTTACCCTAATCTAGTTGATAACATGAGAGCCGCAAGGAAAAAATAATGGCAGAAAAATGGATTCAAAAGGCAATTAAGAAACCCGGTGCTTTACATAAAGAGCTAGGTGTACCCGCTGGCAAAAAGATTCCGTCCAGCAAACTAGCTGCAGCTGCAAAGAAACCCGGCAAAATGGGTAAGCGAGCTAGGCTGGCGGAAACCCTAAAGAGTCTGAAAAAGTGAGCTGGGCTATCCATCTTTATCTAATCAAAGGTGTATGCCTAGGATTTGAAATAGTAGATGGAGAAGACATTAATACGTTTCTTATAATTGATTTATTCATTGTTAGGATTGGAATAGAAATTGAAAAAGCTAATAAAAAAAGTTCTAAGTCTCTTTAGAAAGCCAGAAGAAGAAGTTGTTTTCCCTAAGGCTGAGATTGCAGCTTGGCCTTTTCCTATACCATCGGAAGATTTTGAGCCACGCCCAAAGAAAAAACGTCCACAGGTAAAAAAAGCCACAACCCGTAAACCTAAAGCACCGGTAAAAACCGTTGCTAAAAAAGCAACTAAAGTTGCTAAAAAGGCTAAGTAATGAGCACATCCGGAACCACAGCGTTTAACCTCGATATGGGGGATTTAATCGAAGAAGCCTTCGAGCGTTGTGGCACGCAGTCTCGTTCTGGCTATGATTTTAGAACCGCTGCTCGCAGCGTTAATATGCTTACTATTGAGTGGGCAAATCGGGGTATAAATCTTTGGACTATTGAACAAGGCCAGATTCCGATTAATATTAATGGCGGACAAATTAGTTACCCAATTCCCGTAGATACCATTGATTTATACGATCACGTCATCAGACAAGGCGTAGGCCAAAATCAGGTCGATATTAATATCACACGGATCTCCGGGGATACCTATTTAACAATCCCAACTAAAAACGCTTACGGACGTCCTATTCAAGTTTGGG